GCACTGCCACCGTAGAGTACTTCACGTTCACTTGCCGCAAGAAAGTCTGTCTGTGGCCCAACGTTAGGTTTAAAGATTACATTGTATTCTTCTTCAACCTTATCGGTAAATGCCTCAAGTATTATTGCAGTACTAAGCTGCTCTTTCTTCGCCTTCGCTACTTGTGTTTTCTTTCGCACCGACTCTTTTGGCTTCGATTTCTTCCGCTTTGGCGATTGCCTTTTTTGCATAGTCTGCCCATCTGCGTAGGCTTCCAGCTTTGTTTTTTCTTTGTCGCTCATTGTCTAACCGTTTCTTTAATCCTACGTGTGAAATTGACCTACCTGTGTTTCTGGTAAGCCAGTTTGCTACTTCCCGATACGAATACTGTTTAATGTATTTCTTTGCTTGCTCTAGCATATCAAGTTCGTAGTCAATTGGCAAGAGTATTCTGCTATCTTCTGGGTCTAATTCATACCCATACGGAATTGTTCTTGCTACACGTGGGATTGAAACCCATATATTGTCTTCTTTTATGTCAGTCGGCTGGGGTAGTTTCCACATACCTACAGATTTAGTCATTACAGGCACAGTCACTTATATTGTTTCCACATGCACATGTCTCTTCTTCAACTGCTTTAGCTGGCATTAACATAACACCACCCTTTGCTTCTACCTGCAGCTTCTCTGTTTTAACAAGACCAGTACGATCTAATAGTTCTTTTGCTGCAGCCATCTTGTCCCGTATGCCTAGTTCAGTAGGATCATACAAGGCACCTACCATAGCCATTGCAGCTTTAGGTACGTTACGTGCTAAGTAACTATGTGTTACGTCTAGTATCTCTTCTTTAAGACTATTAGTAATCTCTGTGTTAGTAGTATTGGCTGAGTAACCAGCCATGAGTTTAGCAGTGCCAATGTCTCCACCTGCCTCATCCATGAGGACTGCTAAAAACTTTTGCTGTCGTTCTGTTAACTCACGTGCCATATTACTTCCTTTACATGTTCTCGAAATGCGGCCCGTCTATGAACGGTCTACGTCCCTGACTGCGCCGTAGGTCAACGTACTTCATCATTGCATCTTCTGCAGTGCCGGGGTATGTACGAATGTCACCCTCTGACCATGCTGCACCCCACTTAACGGGAGTACCTAGTTCTTCTGCTGCAGCTTTCATTGCGTCACATAGATCATCATAGACGTTTAGTTCCCACACGCCCTTACCATCTACGTATGCCATCAAGTCTACTGCCTTACCTACAAGGTGGTTTGACTTCATAGTCTGCGACTTACCTGCCGCTACAAGTTTCTCTTGCTCTTCTACAGTACGCATACCGTAAATTACACCAAAGTCTACTTTAGTTAATTCAATTGCACGTTTTACTACAGCTACCAAGCTGCTGTCTACGCCCTCAAGTTTAGATAGGCTGCGTTCACTTAATTTAAAACTCACTGTTTATCTCCTACATTTCCTAAGTTCATACACGCTACAGTTATACCGTTATGTGTAATCATAATTTCTGCTTTTTCTCTTTGTTGTTCACATATCTTTCTGCTATCATACACAGATAACTGAAAGTATTCAAGGGGCATACCTGAGATTAATTGTATCCAAACTAGTACCCACATTATTTCTTACCAAAGAATTTAGATACAGACCGCATACCAATGCTGGCACTTACAATTCCACCTAGTGAGTACTGATACCACGTTGGCATAACCTCTAATGCTAAAAAACCACGCTGCACAATCTCATTACCCCAATCGCCACAGAAGGCAAGTATCAAAGGTATTGAAAATAGTAGCGTGATCCATTCGTCTTTCCAGCTATTCTGTGTAGCCTTGATTGCCTCTATGTCCCAATCAATCTCACCTGTAGCTTGCTTAACTTTAATTTCTGCATTAGCTTTCTGTACGGCTACCTTACCGTCCATGTAACTTGTAGCCAAGCCACCTACTGCACCTAAGAGTTGACCAATGATCATTTAAGTGGAGCCTTCTTGGCTAACGTAGCTACGCCCATAAAGACAGAAACAACACCAGCAACAGACACAAAGTAAATGGAAGCCATGCTCCCAATGATTGCCGAAGCGTTGTCAAGCCCAAGCGCACCTGTGCCAACGACACCAAAAGGATAAAGTAACATTCCCCATAAAGCGAACCAAGCCATCTTTCTAGTTTGATCCCTATGTGCGTCCTCATCTTCTATTCTCCTACGTTTGTCTTCTAGTACTAAGGCGTCCCACTCTGGCTTCTCAATAGCGCCAGTGTTATTTGTGTCGGCATCTTCAAAGGAGGTCATCATCCCCTCCGAAAACGTTTGGAAGTCTGAGCCGCCTTTTTAGGTTGCTTAGAAAATTGTTTACCCGCCTTTGTATCTTTTCTTTTCTTTGCACTACTTTTCGCATAAGTATCTGAATCCATAGCTTTAATAGCACCTGCAGGTAAATACCTTTCCCCTGTAGCGCCAGAACCTTGAGTCGAAGGTTTACCACTTTTAGTTCTCCAATCTTGCTTAGTCCACTGACTAAGACTTTTTTGACTTTTTGCTTTTGCCATCTACTTTAGCCTTTGCAGTTTTACTTAAATCTTTATAGTGCATTAGTTTTACGCTTGTCTTACTATGTGCTTTACCTGTGTGTAACGAACCATCAGGCATCTTGTGAGTACTGCCTGTATGTTCCGTACCGTCTTTCTTATAATGCTTTACGCCCTTCATGACTTGTATCCTCCACCTGCTTTTTTATAACGAGATGCAACAAGTTGAGCTTTACGGGCCGACCACTGCCCTGCTGATCCACCTTTTGTTCCTGCTTTAACGGCAGAAAAAATACGCTTGCGCATAGTAGGCTTAGTATAGTTACCAGCCGCATTAACTGTAGATTTTTTACTTATTGCCACGGCTGGCTCCTACCTTGTTATGTTTAATTTATTTCTTTTTAGCTGCAGGCTTCTTAGCCATACCGCCATACATGTAACCGCTAGACTTCTTAGCCATGCCGCCACCCATCATCTTAGCTGCAGGCTTCTTTTTAGCCATACCACCAGCCATCATTTTTGCTGCTGGTTTCTTTTTGGCCATACCACCTGCCATCATTTTAGTTGTTGGTTTTTTCATCATACCACCTTTATTCATTTTGCCAATACCATCAGCAGCGTATGCTGGTATCTTCTTTCCGTCCTTCATAACCATAGGCATACCACCTTTGGCATAACCACTAGGTTTATTTTTCTTAACAACACCACCTTTTTTCATTCCTGCTTGACCTAATTTTTTACGAGCAGACTCCCTATAAGGGCCAGGACCAGGTTTTATTGTTTTACCATCTTTTTCAAACATAGACGCTGGAGAATCTGTATCTGTATATCTTTTAACAGTTTCTTTAATTCCATCTCCACGTCCACCTTTTGGCCCATCTAAGAAAGTCACTGTAATTGGAGAAGGTGGTTTAACACCTTTAATTCTTTCTTTCAAATCACTTCCAAATACAGCAGCCATAACCTTACCATTTTTATCTGTATAGTAAAGAGAACCTGCTTTCTTAGCAGCAGAGATAGAGGTATACTTAGAAGCTTTCTTCTTTTCTGAGGTGAGTGTAGCACCCTTACTTTTTAGCATTCTATTTAAGTATTTTCGTAGTGTTTCTTTAGCCATTGTTTTATCTTCCTATTTACATTCACATTTTTTGCAGGGACAGTCCCTATTTAGTATTGCACATAAAATACGTTTAAAATATCTCATTATGTTTTTTTCCTATATGGTTTTACCTTAGCTGCAATTTTTTTAGGTTGAGCTACGGTCTGTTTACCTGCAGCAGTACCCTTACGTTTTGCTTTAGTTGTAGCAGCATACTCAGCAGAAGTAAGAGACTTTATAGCTTTTTTAGGAAGATATCGTTCCCCTGTAGCTTTAGGCCCTTGTGTTGAAGGCTTACCGCTTTTAGTAGTCCACTTTTGTTTTGTCCAAGACTTAAGACTTTTTTGACTTTTTGCTAGCGCCATCTGCTTTAGCCTTTGCTACTTTGCTTAAATCTTTATAGTGAAATAACTCCACACTTGTCTTACTGTGAACCTTCCCAGTATGCATGGTACCATCTTTCATTTTGTGCTTAATGCCAGTATGAACTGTACCATTTTTCTTATAGTGCTTTACGCCCTTCATGATGTGTATCCCCCGCCTTTAGCTTTGTATTGTTTAGCAACCATCTGGGCTTTCCTACCTGACCACTGGCCGGGGCTTCCTCCTTTGCCGCCAGCCTTAACGGATGCCACAAGAGACTTACGCATAGTAGGCTTAGTATAATTCCCAGCCGCATTAACGCCAGACTTTTTCTTGGAGGTAGAACTTGTCTTGGATTTCACCACGGGTAATTCCTATATCTTTTAGCATCTTGTCTGACATGTTATGTAACTGCCAGTACTCTGCTCTACGCATTTG